TTCTTCATTTGTAGCATACATAATACAAATGAATACACATATTTATATTCTTTACAATGTTTTACATTCTTTACAATTACGACATTATACTGTTGGGAAATATTCCCAGTCCAAATCTTCACATACCTTTTTCCAAATCATATCTTGTTCTAATTGTTTCTCCCGGTCTTTCATCATTGGTATGTAAGGCAAATATTGTGTTTGATCTAACAAATTACACAATTGATATAACGTATATGTATAATTAAAAAAATTTGTGCGATTTGGCGGACAATGTACCGCCCACGGCTTCTGTATTTCAATGAACAACACACACAACGTTTCGTGTAACTCTTCATTCATTACTGGCGGCTTGATACCAAACAATGAATTAATATATTGGATATGTTCAAAATACTTATTCAATCCCAATTTTCGTAAAATATCACGCATTTTATTATAATCCAACGTGGAAACATCTTCAATACGTTCTTTTTTAATACGTGCCTTAATTGCGTCCATTACTTCATCTGGTATTTGTGTTGTTTCCTTTGCTTGGAATTGTGATAAAATCTCTTTGAAATGGTTTAATCGTATATAAGCGGTATAGGATACTTCATTTGGGGGGTCTTTACTATTTGGCTTTGCACCATCCACTATGTATGTAATAAACTTGCTACATTGTTCATTATTACAAATCAATATTCCTTCCTCATCTTGTGGGATTAATTCTCCTTCACTACAATACATACATATGTCTGATGGAACAATGAAGTCTTTGATGTTTGTAATATCATTACGCACATTTCTCCAATATTTTGTATAATATTGTTTTGATTGTAGATATTTATTATTTTGCACGTCAGATGCTTCTGGTGTTTTTGATTTTATTTTGAAGAATGACTGGATTACTTCATCATGTTGGCTAGGCTTCTCAATATTATTAATATCCTTCTTTTGCTCAAAATAGTCAAATATATACTTTGAGTTATCCAAATAATATTTCTTCTTTTCCATTTTAATACGGTTAATATCTTGTTGAATTGCTTTTATCTTATCTTTATATTCAATGATCTTGTCTACGTTTGTCGGGTCCAATTTTCTTATATCTTCTTTTAAGGTCTCTTTTTCTTTTTGTAACGCTGGAATTGTCTCTACGCTATCTTTATGGAATTGGTCTAACATAGTAGTATGCTTTTCATCTATTGTATGAATTATTCGTTGGTGAGAACTCATTTGAATACTATTCTGTATAAGTATCTAACGAATACAATATTTATTATCCTTTTTCCGTTTATGTTTTTTGAAATACTATTATAATAAAAAGTATAGACACACGCCTATATGTATATCTAGATAAAATGTTTAAATTTACTGTGTTATTATTATGGGGTATTTTATTTATAGTATATTTTCAGGCTTACAATGGGTTTTTCCGTAGGCTTCTTCGTATTCCACCTCCAAAAGTATTACAGATTGGCTTCCTTCATGGTTCTCAAATACCGGATTCTTTTTATAAACCCTTTCTAGATACACTGCGTGATGAATTTGATATACCATTGAATATTACTTATTTACCTTATTTTCCACAACAACCATTACAAAACAATACCATTATTATGGGGCATTCATTTGGTGGATTTTTTGGGTTGCTGTATTGTATTATGGACCAATCAAGAAACATTAATAATGTAAAAGGATGTATATTACTGAATAGCCACTTTAATGAACGGTATAAAATGCCATACCTGGGGGTAAAGCAAAACAAATTAAAAATACCTGTTCTTACGTTACTGAATCGTGATGATGATAAACTTCCATTAGCAAAAGCATTAGATGATTATGAACTATCTATCGCAAGAAAAGACACTAGTAAACGTTACATTGTAAATAGCGGTAACCATACATCCAGTTTTACTTCTGAAGTAGAGATAGAATTACTATGTTGGCAAATAAAGAACTTTATATCATTTTATGGGCTAGATAAATAATGTATTTAGAATGTATAAATGGGACCAAAGAAAGCATCCAAAACTCCTACTGAAATCGGGTATTGTGTAAAGTGTAAAGAAAAACGCACAATGAAAGATACCAAGAAAATAAAAACAAAAAATGGACGTAACGCATTATCTGGGGTATGTGAAAAATGTGGCACTAAAATGATGAAATTTGTAAAATAAATGCGTAAAATGTTCCTATAAACACTATACATAATGTGTATAGCGTGTATATGTCAAGTAGCCCAATCCCCACAAAAGAAATCCCAATAGAAGACCCGTTCGCATATTATGAAAACATTAATCGCAAGCAGTTCCAAAAACTATTATTCATTTCAAATGCATTAGACAATGGATGGACGGTTAAAAAACAAGAACATCAATATATTTTCACAAAAAAACACGAAAATAAAAAGGAAGTATTTCAGGAAAACTATTTGGAACAATTTATTTTAGAAAACAATAATTTAGACACCTTCCTAAAAAAGACGAATAAATAACATTTTTATTTTTGACCATTGAATTTTATTTAACAGCATAAATGATGTGAAAGTATAAATATGGAGCTGAAAAATATATACAAATATTTTGTATAATGAAGTATATACAAACGATTTAACCCCGTCTTTTTTTGTTCCAAACAAGTGTTTATTTAGGAAAAAAGTGCAAAATTATTGTTTTCCAACAAAAAATATTCATTTATTTTTGCATTTCTTTCAAATTTTTTTTCTTTTCTAATATATATATAAAATATGGCTGGAGGTCTTATGCAACTAGTCGCCTATGGCGCACAAGACGTGTTCCTTACCGGAACCCCTGAGATTACTTTCTGGAAGGTGTCCTACAGACGCCACACCAACTTTGCAATGGAATCCATTGAACAAACCTTTTCTGGTCAAGCTGACTTCGGTCGCCGTGTTACCTGCACCATCAGCAGAAACGGTGATCTTGCTTACAGAACTTACCTTCAAGTAACTCTTCCTGAGATCAACCAAGATATGAACAGCAGCGGAAACGTATATGCTCGTTGGTTGGACTTCGTTGGTGAGCAATTGATCGCTCAAGTTGAGATTGAGATTGGTGGTCAAAGAATTGACCGTCAATACGGTGATTGGATGCACATCTGGAACCAATTGACCCTTTCCAAGGAACAACAAGCTGGTTACTACAAGATGATCGGTAACACCACCGCTCTTACCTACATCACCGACCCTGCTTTCGCTGATGTTTCTGGACCTTGTGCTTCTACCACTGCTCCTAACCAAGTATGTGCTCCTAGAAACGCTCTTCCTGAGACCACCCTTTACGTTCCTTTGATGTTCTGGTACTGCAGAAACCCTGGTCTTGCTCTTCCTTTGATCGCTCTTCAATACCACGAAGTTAAGATCAACATTGACTTCAGACCTATCGGTGAGTGTCTATGGGCTGTTTCCGAGCTTAGCGCTACCACCGGAACCAAGTCTGTTTCCACCGCTTACCAACAATCTCTTGTTGCTGCTTCCCTTTACGTTGACTATATCTTCTTGGATACCGACGAGAGAAGAAAGATGGCTCAAAATCCTCACGAGTACTTGATCGAACAAGTTCAATTCACTGGTGATGAATCTGTTGGTTCTTCTTCCAACAAGATCAAGTTGAACTTCAACCACCCTTGTAAGGAATTGGTTTGGGTTGTTCAACCTGATGCTAACGTTGACTACTGTGCTTCTTTGGAGGGTGGTGAAACCCTTTACAAGACCTTGGGTGCTCAACCTTTCAACTACACCGATGCTATTGATGCTCTTCCTAACGCTATCCACGCATTCGGTTCTGATGAATCCATCAGTGGAACCAACGCTGTCATCTCTGGCGGTGTTTTCCAATTGTCTGATGCTGGTGATGTAAGCTCCGGTGTTGCTGGTCAAGACCAAGGTTCTTCCTTGTCTGATGCTGGTACCTTCGTTCTTGCTGAGACCGCTCTTGACATGCACTGTTGGGGTGAGAATCCTGTTGTTACCGCTAAGCTTCAACTTAACGGCCAAGACAGATTCTCTGAACGTGAGGGTTCTTACTTTGACCTAGTTCAACCTTACCAACACCACACCCGTGCTCCTGATGCTGGTATCAACGTATACTCCTTCGCTCTTCGCCCTGAGGAACACCAACCTTCTGGAAGTTGCAACTTCTCCAGAATTGATAACGCTGTTCTTCAATTGGTTCTTTCCAGTGCTACCGTTTCTGGAACCAACACCGCTAAGGTTCGTGTATACGCTGTTAACTACAACGTTCTTCGTGTCATGAGTGGTATGGCTGGTATTGCTTACAGTAACTAAGTCCTCTTTCTTAGTTTTCTTTTACGCATTTTATGTCATTCTATTAAATTGTAATTAAAAATAAATAGTTTTATACTATTTACTTTTACGCCCAATACATTTGTAACCACACGTTTCCATCCTCCCAGCGAATTTTACGATTACTTCCCATATATGCATACAACTTACGTTTATGTGCTAATTCCTTCTTCATTTCAAAATCTACAATCATATTGTATTGTTTACCATCTATCTCTTTGTTTTCAGATAAATGCTCTATCTTAGCAAACCAAAAACCTTTTAACTCCTCATCATCACCATATGCCCCTTTTATTACTGATGTTGTCTTATCTATACGTGTTACCATTCGCAAACAACCTCCGTGTTTTGGATCATAATAATACTTTTGTCCCATCTATATTATCATCCTAAAAAAATTATAAAGGTGCTATTTTTTTATATACTCGTTTCATAATATATTGTCGTAATGGACGATCTCTATAACCTGGTTCTTGCACAAATTCACCATAACTACCTTCATGTAAAAAGCTATTTTTTTCTTCACTCAATGAATCTACGTCATTATTTGATACTACAGGACGTATTGTTCCTTTATCATTGCTATCTTTTCTCACATTTTCATATGACTTTGATTTCCGAAACATCTTAACCTATAAAATTGATATATTTTTATTTCATTTTATTTACAATATTACTCCATTTGTATAACATGAATGGCACTCTTTTACTTATTTGTTATATTGCTTTATATCAAGCTCAAAAATATTTACTACCAAATGGGACTATATGGTCCTTATTCAAACACGTTCAAAAAAATACTCCTTCCATTATTCCATTTGAGTTAGAACACTCCGAACAAGAAGCCTTCTTTAATAAACCTACACTAAACACTATTAAAAATCCATATAAACATATTACACTCTGGTATAATATACTTTTCCAATGATTAGCCCTACTATGATTAACCGCACATATACAGTCTTAAAAGACTCCATTCATAACACAAATATTTTAAACCCTATTCTAAAATCTTTAAAAAACAAAACATTTATTGTTACAGGAGGACATTACGGTATTGGCTACAGTATTGCTTCCTCTGTTGCTTTACACGGGGCTAACGTTGTTCTTCTTGATACATGCACTCGTGATGATGCAAAATACAAAAATAATATCTATACTGCCGCAGAAAAAATTACAGATATGACACAAAGGGCTAATTGTGTTGCCATTGATTGTAATATCACACATAGAAATCATATTCAATATGCCCTACAAGAAACAGTTGATATATTTGGAGCAATTGATGGTATTGTATTAAACGCTTCTTCTACCAAGTTATACAATACTTTGGATGTTACCGAATCTGCTATAAATAATATGACCTATGTAAATATTAAAGGCAATTTTTTATTGGGGCAAAAATATATTCGGTATGCTCATAAAAGAAAGGCAGGAGGACGTATTTTGGCTATTTCACCACCATTAAGTTACATTGATAGTAAACATTATTGGGTTCCCCATTTATATTATAGCATGTCTATGATGAGTCTTACTATGATGTTAAAAACATGGAACGCCGAATTCCCTAATATTCACGTTAATAGTATATGGCCAACAAAGTTTGCAAATCCATCTTCATTGAATAAGCAAATTATTTGTAATAAAAGAGAGCAATCAAAAATTACTGGTGAAGCTATCAAATACCTCTTATCTGCTGACCCAGAACTATGTAGCGGTCATCATTTCACAGACGAATCAATTGTTAATTGGATTAATAAAAATGAACTCAATTAGGAAACGTCTCTTTCATTGGTTCGCACCCTGTATCAAATTCAGCACTATATATTACATTAATTGGTTTCGTGCTGGTAGAATTCGCATAAATGAATTCCCACGATAAATAGCCTTCGTTTGCTTCATGCATACAATCGTATATCCTTCCTTCCATTTGAGAGTATATACCACGATTCGTAGATGGGTCTTGAGGAAAAATATTCAAAGGGTGGTTTCCATAACCACCCAACCGGTTTGCCAATATATGTCCTGCGTCACAGTCTTGCACTCCATCATCATCCAACATTCGTGAATATTTTTGTGTACAAGTTGTAGTTTCACTACCATTGTCTAGTGATTCTGGTGTTATAGTTCCTTTTGCTGAAACCACTACCAAGTAATCCCCGTGCTGGTTGTAAATATACGACATATTTGCATTCCCATCCCCCATTACTAAACTATTTTCCCCTTGTATTGGGCATTCTACTGTAGTACATACACAGTATTCTGGTGTTACACTTGTTAGCAGTACTAACCCTATACTCAACAGGATAAACAGTTTCATCTGTATATACTGAATCCCTATTTTTTATAAAACTAATTAAACATTATTTATCACGAAATATTATCAACAGTAATTGTAAGTAGGATATTAATGCTATCTACTAGAACTCTCACCATTCCTTACATTAAAACCCTTCTCAGAAATACATATTTATATAAATATGTACCTGCTTTTGAAACATATTCGTTTATTTTAGTAAATGCTTTTTTTGAGCCTAGCACGCGAACTTCACTATCATTTGAAAGTGCCGCATACCAGTTAGGAGGTAAAGTTATCTCATTCAATAAAGATGTTTCTAGTGTTAAAAAAGGTGAGAGTTTTGAAGATACCATTACAACACTTTCTTGTTATGGAGATATTTTAGTAGTACGGCACCCTGAAAAAGGGTCCGTTCAAAGGGCTGATGAAGTCTCTTGTATTCCAGTTATAAATGCTGGTGATGGCGACGGCGAACATCCTACACAAGCCATGTTAGACCTTTTTACTATTTATGACCATTTTAAAAATATTTGGAAACACCACGTTATTACTTATCTTGATGAAACACCACAAATACAAAATTATGAACCATACAATATTTTACTAGTAGGCGATATACTACATTCTAGAACTATTCACTCACTTATTCATTTACTATATAGGTTCCCTCCTGTCAATATACACGTATTACCTTATTCCGGCTGTAAGCCAACAGATACAACCATTTCCTTATTAACTCGCTCAAACAATTCACCCGGGCAATTATTATGGGATAAAGATAATATTGACTGGTCTATATATGATGTTGTATATGTTACACGATTACAACAAGAACGAAGAGAAGATATTCAAAAAGCAGATATTATTATCGACTCTATCATATGCGACCAAATGAAAGAAGATGCTATTATTATGCATCCTTTACCCAGAAATCAAGAAATACATACTAGTGTTGATACTGACCACCGATGTATGTATTTTGAACAAATGGAAAACGGTGTATATATGCGAATGTCTATTTTAAAATCTATACTTGACTCTTACATAGAAGAAGAAATATAATCAACATATAATACGTGTCAATTAGGATGATTAACACGTATCTAGATATCACCTGGTGATGGTGGTTCAATAACAATATCTTCTTGTTCTTCTTGTTCTTCTTGTTCTTCTTGTTCTTCTTGTTCTTCCTCTTCTTCCTCTTCTTCCTCTTCTTCCTTTTCATCATCTTCATCATCTTCATCATCTTCAT